GCTTTTGAAGCATCACCTGGAATGGCACCAAAATCTACTACAGAAACATAGTCTTCAAAGATTGTTTGTATAGTCCTTGTCGAACTACCAGTACCAGGATGAGTATAGGTAATAGTGCCTGCTTTTGCTTCACCTTCAGTATCAAATGGAGGAGATGCTTCAACCCATTGTCCAGAGTCTACATCTACATAATAGACAAATATTCTGCCAGATACACTATCATACCATACATCACCATCTCCTGGATTTGTTGGTGCTGTGTTTCCTGTGGTAAATGAAGTAGCATCTGATAATTGACTCTCACTTAATTTACGAAGTATTTGTGTTTGATTGGCATTTAAATCTCCAGATGCTACTGAAGATCCACCTTGATAAGTAGCTCTTGCAGTTGCAACATCTGTATTTGCTTGTAATATTACAGTACCGGTTGTTAAATCAGCTCCGCCGATATGTACTGTTTTAGCCGCTATATCAACTGAATGTTGACGCGGCGAAGCACTATCATTAATAGCGCTTCCTGTATATGTAAGCTTTACGTCATCTAAGTAGACCTCTACTTCTGTGGATTTAAAAACTTCAAACCCACCTGACCAGCTGAATGTGTTAGCGGAACCTGCTTCATGAGCGTTCCATAATTTTGTAACTTTCTCTTGATTAGCCATTTATCTTTTAGGGAATGGGGATTGTTTTTTTGTCGGGTAATTTAGCTCAAGGATTTCTGCTCTATTTTCCCGTGTTCTTTCAGTTTTACCATCTTGTTCTGCTTTTAACTCTTGTACTTCATCATAAGCAGGATGAGATGGTTGATTAATTAAAGCCCATGCCTTACTTCTAGCTTGATCCATTACATTATTAATAACAGTATTATGAGGATAAGTAGTAGGATCTATATCCCATTTTGCTGGATCATTAATATTAGCTTTCATTACATTAATGGAAGTTTTAATATCCGATCTAGTAGATAAATGATTGAGAGCTTCTTCTACATTTTTAAAAACTTTACCGTCGATTGTAACTGGTACAGAACCTATAGCATTTTGAAAATGTGATCTAACTCTAGAATCTCTAACAAGAGAATAGCCACCGTAAGAATAGGTTGTAGTTTTTAAATCATAATTACTGTTTAATAAAAGCTGCCTTCCAGGTGAATTATTTCTTATATCTAATTGAAGAGGCGATAAAGCATTAAAAGATCTACCTATGATGTTCCAATTATTAATAGGTTTACCATTTAATATATCATACTTCGGTAATAATGGTTTACCTGCTATTAATTCAGTAGCTTGATTTCTATTTCTAATAGAAGTCCACATATCAGAATTCATCTCTTTCATGTATGGATTAATCCATTTACCGAATTCATTGCGCGCTCCTGCTAGAGGTATACTATTATTTAATACATTAGCAGCCGTCTTATTCCAAGCACCAGGTTTCATTTGTACCACTTGCATTAGTTGATCTAAACCAGACATATAAGTCTTACTTGTTAGGCCTCTACCAAGTACAAATGCTACAGCTTGTAATCTTTTCTCTGCCCATTCAGATCCCATCAATTCTATATTATCACCAATATCGGCAATAGAAGAAAATATAACGTTATAAGGTTCTAGTGAAGAGTAATTGAATCCTACATTTCCAAAATAAATATGATTAGGCTTCCATCCAGCATTAATCCAAGATTGCTTAAGTTGCCTATCAGCTGGACCGTTACCTGTTAATTGTCCAGCTTGGTACATCATACCCATACCTGTAACTACCGTAGCACCTACAGCTTGTCTACCTGCAAAAAGATTTTTAGCACTAACTAAATCATTAGCATTTTCAATACCATACTTCATCAATGGTGTGAAATCATCACCACTATGCTTTAGTATATCTAACGATTCTTTATGTAGTGCTCCTAATAATGGGGTATTTTTATATGATAAATTTAAACCATTAATACCAGTTCTAGCAAATAAATAGAAAGGTTTTAGCAATGGAGCATCGTTTAATAAGCTATCTAAAGCTTTAGCCCAGCCATTAAATTCAGAAGTTAATGTTACTTCTTTAAATTGTTTATTTAACCAAGAATCTGTAGAAAAATCTAAATTACCATTTTCGTCTAATAAATTACGATAATGTAAATCTTCAGCATTTTTAAGAAGTTCTGGACTAAATGATTGCCAATCATCTCCTGCTGCTTCAAGAGCTTTACGCATTCCGATTTCTTTAGATCTAGCTCTTGCCATTAACCATTTATATGTATCATCAGTAGCAGCTAATGCACGTGGTGACCAACTTGCTAACTTCCAATTATTCAGTTGCTTAGCATTATGAGCTATATAGAGACCAGCTTTCTCACCATCAGTACCGTTTCTTTCAGTCCATGTACGGAATAGTTCCCAATTTTGATCATTTCTCGTAGGTGCTTCTGAATATCTAGTACGTATATCAGCGAAATCTGCTGTAAATTTAGCATTCCAATTTTCTTTAAATACTTGCCAAGCTTCAGGTAATATCTCAACCATGCCTTTTAATTTAGCACCAGCAGCTTTTCGAGCAATTATATCATTCGTGAAAGGTTCTCTAATTAATGCTCCTGCATATTCATTAATAGCGTTTAAATAGGTATTAGTAGTAGTACCAAGAATAGCTCTTAAAGGAGTCTTAGGTCCACTAAGTATACTATTAACCATAACTCCTTGGAGTTCGTGTATCAAAGCACCCGTTTTAACTTTACCTTTAAATTCTCCGCCTATAATTTTCTGCCTCATCCAAGCATCAAAGTCTTTCCAGTTATGGATATCGTTCGATACCTTGAATACATCTAGAAGTCCATCTACTAATTCATCAGAATCTGAATCTTTCAGCATCTGCATCATTAATCTTACACCATCTACAGTCTCATCATGTAAAGCGTTTCCACGTGATTTAACTATACCATTAACTTCATCTATAATTTCTTTAGATAATCGACCATCAGCATCCTTTAATCTATCACCTAATATACTCCAAGTAAGTCTACTTTGTTTAACATTAGACAAACCAGCTGCAAGGTTATCAGCAACTCTTTTCATCAGACTATCGGTAGCAAATATATCTTGCTTACCTAATTGTTCAGAAGTTACTGCAGCTATATCTCTTAGTTGTGATAAAAGTGAGGAATTGACGGCATCAGCTACGAATAATTTTTCAGCTACAAATTTCTGTAGATCATCTAATTCTTCCAGTGAACCTGCTTTTAATGGTTGATTTAGTAATTCATCGCCCCAATATTCTTTAGGCTCTAAAGCGGCTGCATCTCTACCTTGTATTTCTTGCATCCGTCTAAACGTACCTTCACCGTAGTTACCTATTGTACGACTAGCTGGATCAAGAGATTTTAATTGCTCAGCAAGTGTAGCATCTTCTACAAAGTTTTTAGTTAATTTCTGGTATATAGGTCCATTAACTCCGTGTCTAGCTGCTATAGATAAATCAGTAGGATCTAAAATAGCATCTGTACTACCTTTTCTAGTAAATAAGGAACCTTGTATTTCATCAGCATCATTTAAAATTTGACGTGGATTGCTCCTAGTAGGAACTATCCCTTGACCTACATCAGCTGCAGCATCAGGATTTTTAAACGCGCCTTTTGTATTTTGCCTAGAAACAGGACTTGTATCATCTAACCCTAAAGCATTATTACGATTATATGGGTTAGCAGGATCCAGATTTAATTCAAGTTGAGTTTCACCAGCTCTAGCTAAATCTCCACCTTTCTGCTGTCTTATATTCCAATAATGTTTATAATTTTTCTGCATTAAAGGTGAAGCTGACCATTCAAATTTAGAAACACCTGTTCTCATCTTTGATAAGGCAGTACCTCCAAATCTAAATGCTTTGCCTGGATTAAATATTCCGAACATAACTCCACCAAATACAGAGTCTTGTGTACCTTCATCTACCCAGTAAGACATACGCTTACCTAATGGTGATTCAATAGCCGTCTGTAATTGTTGTCCAAAAATCCAAGTATCTGGGTGAAAATCGATTACCCGTTTTGCTAATTTATTTTCATTATAAATACCTACCATATTTGCATATGAAAGGTCTCTCGTCATAGCACCTTTAAATGTTTCTAGAAAACCAGTCTTAGTTAAAGTTCCACCTAAATTAAGTAATTTATATCCTAAATTAGATCCTTTAACTGTAACTTCAGGTTTTAGAAATTTCTGTATACCAAGAGCTAATCTTTGTCCTCTTGGTAAATTCTTTATTCCACCTGTAACTCCTTTAGCTTGAAGTCCTATACCTAAAGTAGCATAGGCTTGAAATGCTTCAAATCCCCAATAACCTACTTCATGCCATAAACCATCTGACCAATGACGCTTTGCAGGTGTCATCATTGTATAAGCCATAGAGTTTGGATTAGAAGTTTGGAAAATCATATCCCCTGCCCTTTCTCCTTCTTCTCCTCCAAGTTTACCACCAGACATCCAATGTAATGCAGATTGAGGTAAATTTAAAAGGCCTACACCTGATTCAAGCAGTCCAACACCTACATTATTATCCATATTCCATACTTCATCCACAGGTGCCAACCTTGACTTCCTACCATCTATCAGGTATTCAGTTTTATTTATAACTCCAGGAAAATTCTGACCAAATCTACTCCAACGAGCAGCGAAGCTTTTCTTATCTACAGCATTTAACCATCTAGCCGTGTATTCTTCATCTTGTTCAGGAGTAATTCCATCACCCCAATTCCATCTACTGGTGTCAAACATATCCGCGTACGAATATTTACCGTCTCCATTAGTATCAAATTTAGCAAGTAAAATTGGATCTGCATTAATTTCTTGAAATGCTTCTATTGTATCTTCTAAATTAGGTGATTTAATTTTACTTGCTACTTCTAATTCGTAAGGATCAAAAGGAATATCAGTTTTAAAAGCTTTCTTTTCTCTTTCAGTAAATTGAGTAGCATCTAAAGTTCTTTGAGGTGGTTTTGAGAATATACTTCCATCAATATCTAAATCGATATCTTCTGAAAGTTGTGGTAAACCCTCTACTATCGGACTATCTGTATTAAAAGCTTCTGCAGCATTAAATCCTTTGGCTTCTTCTGAAGTTGGATCAAATGCTGCTTCTAGTTTTTTCTGTGCTTCTGATTTTGTTTCCTCTGGGTAGGTATCTCTTATCATTTCAAGTTGCTCATCACGCCCTTCTACTCCAAAGGTTGAGTCAAAATGAACTGTATCTACCTCATCAGGTGTTATTTTCATCCAATCCATTATGTTAACCAAGTTGCTAAGTTTTCAGCGTTCGACCAAACCGAACCTCGACCTAAGTAATAATTAGATACCTCCTCTATATCATTAACTACATTATTATAAGATACTAATGAGCCTTCAAATTTTGTCGGTTGCATTGCTTGATCCATCGCACCTACAGTACCAGATTCATCCTTCTGTTCAATACGATCAGGCCATATGCCAGGATGCGGTGGTTTTAAAGCTTTTAATTGAGCGTCTATCAAACCATACGCCCACATACCTCGTTTACCAAGCGTTAAACCTTCATAATAGTTGAGAGCTTCTTCCGCTTCTCTAATACCTTTCCAAGTACCATGACGTTGCATACTTTCGATTATCTCATTAATACGCGCTTTACCGTATTCACCTCCAATAACTTTTGTCCTATATGCGTTTTTATCTACAAGCATTTCTTTTTTACCTACATCAATTTCATGAACTCTTATGTGGGCATTAGATAGCTTCTCTAACTGTTCTTCACCATACTGTGTATATTTACTTGCAGCCTTTGTTCTTTGTATTTCTGCTACTACACCTTCAAAACCTGGTACTTTTTCAGATAGGTCTTTTGATTCAGTTGCAGTCATATTAACACCTAATGCTAATTTATTAGCCGAATCTGAATCATAACCCATCTTTATAAGTTGGTTGAACTTACGGTAATAATCTTCTTTAGCATTAGTTAAAGCGAATTGCCATACTACTGGTTTTTCTTTTGTCGTTATACCTGCATTGGTCCAAGCTTCATTTAAAGCGCCTTTAATTAATCCATCAACATTATAGCTTCTTGCTTGAGCAGCTTCGTGTCTATCTGCCTCTTTTCGATAAGGTGCTGCCGCACGTGGATGAAATTCATTCAACATATCATGATTTATATAACCATTATTACTAGCTATAACATCTTTAATACGATCTGTATCTACTCTTTCATCTCTAGCACTGACAGTTTCATATTTTTTAATCCGGTCATCTAAAACACCGCCAAGATAACGACTTCGATTTTTAAAATCATTTAACTCATCTGTGCTGATATCCCTTGTTCTTCTTAATTTATCAAATTCATTGCCAAGTGCTATATTGTCTGATTCTAAATAACGTTTTTCTTCTCTAACTGCATCAGCTCTCTGTTTTTTAATAGCACTTTTTAAACCTTCAATTCTACCTGGCCATTGCTTTTTAAATGTTGTACCTGGGTCAGCTCCAAGTTTTTTACGTAAATAGTCAGGTAGTTCCAATTCACCAATTTTATCTGCATAATTAGGATCACCTTTTGCAGCAGATTGTAGTGTTTTATATACTTCATTCCAACCACCGACATTACCTAGAACAGCACCTTTACCATCTACAGTACTTGAGTATCTAAGGAAAAGTTTATGAACATCCTCTCCTGTAGGGTTTTCAATGCTAAGATATTCTTTTGCTGCTTTCTGTCTTGTTTTAAATGAGGATTCGATATTAAATCTCTGCCTCGCCTTACCCATATAATCATCTTTGGCTTTCTGAATTGTATTATAAGTACCTGATAATTCAAGCATCTCATCAGAATAACCATTAATACCAGCAGCCTGTACAATATCATCGGTAATAGTATTAACAGCAGCTTCTTGAAGCGGCAACATTGTTATACCATTATCTGTTAAGCTTTTAGGAGAAAAGGGTTCAAGTCCTTGAATTTGAAGCTGCTTCTCACTATTAGCCATAGCATGTGCTACTTTATCTGGCAGAGTCTCATTAAACTCACGTAGCTTTTCTTTAACATAACCTACCTGAGCCCAAGGATCTAATTGCCTGAGTCGTTCAGCTTCTTCTATACCTAATTCACCTTTTAACTCTACTAATTCAGCTTCAAGTAAAGAATACTCTTGTGACTGTGCTTTAGCATCAGCTATCTGTTCCTCTAATTGAGCTTTCTTAAGTAAATTAACACTTCTTTGTGAACGATCCTTTTGCCTTTCTCTTAAACCTTTTAGTTGATCTTTTTTAATTTGCTCTTTTTTCCAGCTAACTAAAGTATTACCTAAAGTTTGAGAGAATTGAGCTAATTGATCAGCTTGTTTAATACCAGCTTCACCGTCCCATTTAGCTCTATTAATATTTTGTTGTTGAGCTTCACTTAAACGAGCCCTTGAACTCGTCTTTAAGCGTTGAATATTTTCTGCGTATGTTGGCATAACTTAATTAGCAAATGTGGCGGATGCAGGGTAGTGTATTGTAGGCCCAATCGTATCACCTATAACTGTCTCAGTAAATCCACCACTAGCCCATGTATTAATACTTTGAGGATCTGCTACACCAGCAAGGTCACCAGCACTGAAGCCTCCTGACAATGGATCTACACGTCCACCTACTGGTGGTGCTTTTAACATTTTAGACATTCCATAACTCCCTAATGCTGAGGTTGCTAGTCCTAATATTAACCCTGCACCAGAAGGTTTAGCTTCTAATTCTGGGGCTACAGGTGTAGGACCATGTATTGGTGATAATCGTACTTTATTATATAATTTCAGTCTATCATTTTGAGCGCCTTGTCTTGCTATTTCTTTATTTGTATCAGCTTGTTCTTGAGATAACATTAATTTACTTAATATCTCAGCCTTAGCATGTCCAAATTCTTTAGCACTTTGGCTAGCTAATCTACCAGCAGTTACACCAGAACCTTCTCCAGCATAACCTTTCTTATGCATAGCAATTAATCTTTGTTGTATTTGAGCATTACCGTCATTAAATAACTTATCTAATTGTTGATCTTGCTGAGTCCATTGATCTATCATTGCTCGATAAACTTGATCTTGCTCAATATCTTCTTGTTGAGAATCATCTTTATATTGATTTTCATCAAGCATTACTTCGGCAAGATATTGATCATTTGCTAACTCAAAATTTTTTAGTCTTGCTCTGTTTCGAGCGCTTACGGCTCTTCCTTGAGCTTGATGTTGGGCTACCTGTCCGACTGCATTTAGCGCGAACATCCCTGCTGATACTGGATCGCACACGGCAAAATTCTATAAAGGTTAATTTGTTGGGACCATATTCAAGTTCCCGTAAGAACTTAAATCCCAGAAACTTTAGAAGTTTTAGATGAGCGGTGTTCCGTTTATCTACAATGTTCCAAAGGAGTTCTTCTTCTCTGCTTTCTATAAATCGTTTAGCTTCACGTGCAAAAGTGAGAGGGTACTCATGAATAGCTGGTGTACATAACATCCAGACTTTACCTTTTTCTTGCACTCCCGCCAATCCGGCAGTCTTACCGTTTGGCACTTCAAACCACACTGTGTCTCCATAGAAAGCAGACTGAGGAATATGGAAAAGAGGGAAATGACCATGTCCTTCCACTACTTCTCTATAATCATCCGGTCTTAAGTTAGAGGCAACCTCGACAGCTGCCTCCATTGTAATAGGATGGATGTACTTAGACACTTTGGTAAAATTTATTTGAGTAATCTCCTTCCCAATTCATTGAATGAAGAGTAGCTGGAGATGGGTGATTAGATTTTAAATGTACAGTTAAATTTGTATTTCTATCATACACTGGTACAGTATGTGTATATCCATCTGCAATTGCTGCAGTATTAGATCTAATAGAATCCCATTCTAAGGACTCATATGTTTTAGTATAATCGTTTCTACCCCTACGTTTTAATGTAACATCAATAACACCTACATCACCGAAGTCAAAATTCATCCTATGTACTACCAATGATCCACGTGTTTGTGATCTAATTTTCTCACCATCTCGTTTTGTTACATAAATTCTCGGTAACTCTACTTCATACTCATACTCATAACCGACGATAATATCTGTATTTATAGTAGCTCCAGCTGCATTTACATAATTCTTCCAATTACCAGGCAGCGTAACTGTTTGGTTAGGAGCTGTTCCAGATATAGAAGATGCTGGTATATCATAACTACGCCCTTCTTGATCTCCAGATGCCCGGATGTAAGCTGTTAAAGTATTAGTACTATAATAACCTGCACCTAAAGTAAAGGTAGTTACATGAGTTGCTTGGGTATAAGTTAAAGCAGAAGAAGCAATAGTTTTTTTAGTATCTAAATGTATACGATTAGTATCTGGCTCAGTACCAACTAACAGAGTGGTTGGAGATAATCTGATATCAAATTTTTCTAATGTATATGTAGAGCCTGTATTTAATACAGCATAATAAACATCATCCATAATAGTATGGAAGACTACATTATTAGGTAATACCCATTTAAACCATGCAGATTGAATTCTCTTCTGTCCTTGATTAAAGAACCTATAACCCCAAACTTCATTTGTAGGAGTATGTAATGTCCTATCCACTGCAAATAAAACTAAATCATTTTGAGTAGATACAGCAGGCATCGAAGAGTTTTTAGGGAATAAATTTGATACAACCTTACTCTGCTCTAAGACATCAGGTTCGCCTCTACCACCTGATAAGATGTTTGCCATCTCATAGAACCTAGTGTTCTTTGCAGTGCTATTCAAGAAGCCTACAGAGGTGCCTAAAGAGAAGGGTCGTGTATTACTATCATAAGCATATGCTGAAAGGAAACTTATTTTCGCCGTATCAGGAGTTAATGTCGCTTCACCACCTGCACTTAATAAGAACTGTTCGCTAGCACTAAATAGAACTAATCCAGAGTTAGACTCAACAGCATCATATAATTTAGTAGGGTAAGTAGAACTTGACTGTAAATCAATTGGATCTTGATTTGATACAGTCATCGCAGTCTTAGCCCAGAAGTTATAAAACTCTCCTCCAGCTCTAGAACATATAGCATTCTCTGCACTTAATAGTACAATTCTATTTCTCCAAAATATCATTCGTTGTATTGGGTTATTAACGAAAGATGGTTGTGGGTTAGTGATATCATCACCAACATCACGTTGTCCCCAATCAGGATTTTGGTATCGAAATGCTCCTGTTGTACTGATATCTGCCCCAACTCCATTAAGATCTACATATCTTTTAAAAGTTTGAGCGTTGTTACCAGTTCCAGATAAATTATAAGTAGTTCCAGCTAGCGCATTGGCAAGGCTTCCAGCTATTTTAATTGAATTAGCATCTACATAAACAGCATAGTAAGTACTGTTGTTTGATAGAGGTGCAAGGGTTGTACCTCCACCATTACTATAACGTATCGGATCTCCTGTAACCAATCCATGGGCAGTAATAGTTATTATCTCTGTACTTGTATTTACAGCAGATGTTGCAATTGTATATGTCTTGTCAATGGGTAAGACTCTAGTCAATTGAACAGGCATAGTATCAGGATTAATTTTTACATTAATACCTGGAGCAGGGCATTCTTCCCACTGTCCCTCACCATACCTACACGGTTGTATTATTACATTTTTGCCAGCAGCGATAGTACCTGACGCAGAATCAGTATAAGTAAAGGTATTAGCAGTTACACCACCAATAGTATACATACCATCTGTAGCACCTCCATCCATAATACTAGCAATGACTGTCTGACCATTAGCTAATCCATGGCCGTTTGAAGTTACAGTTACTGTAGAACCTGCTCTTGCATATGTAGCTTTTTGTACGATATCATCAATAATAGAAGATACACGGAATTGTAGATAGTAATCATCTTCTTCTCCTTCACTTTGTACCATTCTAACTACATGACCATGCCTTCCAGATGTAGGTAGATCATCAATACTTTTTGATTCAGTAGTGATTATATCCATTAAGGCTTTCTCTGGTGTTGATACACCAAATGGCTGGCTTCTATATAAGTGTACACCATTACCAACGATAGTAGCTGTTATACCGTGACCTGTAATACCATCTATCGCTACCTTTAATGAACTAGCAATCGATGCAGCCGATACATGCTCATCAGCGTTTGCTGATGTAGCAGGAGGTCTGATCATAGCGATGTTAGCTCTTGATTTTATCTCTTCACTCTTAGTTATTTCTACCCATGTTTTTAATCCTTTCCTAGATGTATGTTCATGAAGATTATTCGTTGATACATACACTTCTGTACCAGTACCACCACTAACACCTGATATATTATTAGCATTAAACGTTGGTGCTGAAGTATATCCTGACCCACCATTAGTAAGTAGAACGCTTACAAGTGATTCTGTACTACCAGAACCGCTGAAGTTTACAGTAGCTGCAGCACCTGAACCGCCACCACCAGTGAAGCAAGCAGTATTATTTGAATATGTTGAAGCACCTGGGTTATAATTATTATTACCTACATCTCTGATTTGCGTAAATGTAACTGCACCTGTACCAGCTTTCCAACCTTCTCCACCAAATTGAAGATCAGCAAAAGGATGGTATGAATCTATATAATCATCACCGTTACCATCAGTTGCTATCTGTACAGCTTGACAACGTGTATCTAATTCATATTTTAAATTAGATGAGCCTGCAGCAGAGGAGTTAGGAGGTGAAGTATCCCAAACAGCAGTACCAATTTTGTTTGGTGCTACAGTTTCTCTACCCATGGCTTGGCATTTACCAGAACCATAACCTCTAGATGTATCACTATCTTCGTAATCTAGAATACCATTTGTATCTACACTATCTAAAGCAGCTATTTGAGTAGCTCTATCAAATGTATATGTAGTATTATCAGCAGGATCGTAAATATCTAACGCATATTGTTTACCGTAAGATATTTTATCAAGTTTAATAAATGCTTCATGTACAACAGGAGGTGATTTATCTTTACCATCTGTCATCATTGTAACATTAGTTTGTCTGTTACAAATAAAAGTAGATTGGTTAATAGTTAAAGGTTGGATATCTGCAGAAGTTGAAGTAGATATCAAACTATTATCTAAATAAGTACACTGACCAGTTCCAAGAACTTGGGCATAATCAATAGGTATTTCAACACCATCACTACATCTCCATACCTTAGTTATACCATTGTTCTGAATTTGCCCAATGTATTGTTCATCTTTATCTGTGTAGATGTGAAACCATTTTGATTTATCAATAGTTAATGGTGTTAGTGTACTAACTAATTCACTACCTGGTCTCTTAACTAAACCCCTAGTAATATCGGGTACACCATTTTTTAAATTGTTGACTTGTCCAGGTTGCTTTAATTCGTCTGGTTGTTCAGACATACCTAAGACATAGTTATTGACTTTTTGTGTTACACTTGCCATTAGCGTCTCAATGCACGATAGGGTTTATAAGATTGATAAGCTGATTCATCAGGCCAACCCATAAAGTTATGGTCACCCTGATTGCATTCATACTCTACACATGAAGCACGTGCTTGCGCTTCATAATGTGCTAACATCTTCTGTAGTTGTGGGTTAGCTACTAACTGTACAGCAGCTCTAGTAGAAGCTCTGTAAATTATATAGCGTTGGAATACATTAGGTATATCCTCAAACTCATACAATCGAACTACATTAACAAAGAAGTAGTCATCATCTGGAAACTCAAATGTATGATCTACTCTATCATATAATTTCCATAAGCCATCAGTATCTTTACGTCGAACAAGGTCTCGTGTTCTATCCCATTCATCATCTCTATCTATACGAATTACATCACTATCAATAACAAATTTATCATCAGTATTTTTTCCAGTTAATTTTATGTGATGTTCTTTATTAAATACCCAACCTTCACTTAGAACATCTTGTAATGTTTCTTTTAATATATTATATATGTACGCTACTTCAGGGTTATCAAACATTGCAGGACTATTAGATCCTGATGCTGTACCTAAAGAAGCTATTGGTGCTTGACCTATACTACCCAGTATTGCATTCACTGCGGATAGTTCTGTATCGAGGTCAACAGTTGTGGGAGTAGAAGTCATAGTTAAGATTCATTAATAAAAAAAAGGGGGTCGTGAGAACCCCCCTTATGTGTTTAAGTTACGTCGCAACTAATTCCAGCATAAGCAATTCTGAGGTTTTGAGTCTCAGACTTGATAGCATTTGCGCTACGAATGTCGGTACCCCCACCATCGGTGCGAGATACACTTTCACGGACTGCAACAGCAGCACTGCATACAGCAGTATTGCCGGCAGCAACAGAGTTTGCCATGATTATTTATTTGTATAGTTTACGTTACTCGGCCTACGGCACGGGCAAAGGTTTGGCTGTCGTTACCATCATTGGTTACTTGCAACCCAGTACCACTGGGAGCACTAGTAATCTGGAAGGTGTCTGCACTGACCCACTTAACGTAGAAGTCGTCACCATCAGAAGCTGTTGCAGCTGAAGTAACTAGTGCAGTACCACCTTCTGTATGATATGTAATCAGATCATTAGTCTCTAGACCATGTGCTACTGATGTAAATACACCAGGGTTAGCCTCTGTTATAGAGGCTTGTGCAATGGTCATAGTTTTATAATCCTGATGTGTATGTCCAGCTGGAAGCGGAACAAAAGGATCTATAGTAGAAGATGAAACTGTACCTACACCTTTATGTAGAGTAACTGTATTAGATGTCCCTGGTTTTAAAGGCATAATTTATATCCCCTTAAGCAGTATTCAAGAATTCAATAGCAGCTGCAGGGTTAAGAGTATCGGCACCCATTGCTAGGCGTCCAACCATTACATCACCCTGGTACAGAACTGATACGTCGCCGCCAGTTACTTGGACTTGAGGTCCAATAGCTTCAACGATTCCAGCAGCATCACGCTGATAGATCAGACCGCAGCTGTTTGTGAAGTCACCGTTGTAGGTGTTGTTCTCACCAGCTTCAGGATTAACAGTACCAGCAAGGAAGGGAAGGTTGTTAGAGCGTCTGATTGAAATACCAGCAATCTCATAAAGACCTTCACCAGAGTTTAGGTTACCTTGTCCGTTACCATAGTCTCTGTTAAGGATGTTTGTAGATACCTGAGATACTAGAGCGTAGTACTGACGTGGTGATAGCACTGCAGTACGTCCAGTCTTAGGTACATTCTTTTCATCAAGTACAGAAGCAGCTTCGAAGAAACCGTCAACTAGTGCTTGAGCATCATACTCTTTACCAGAACCTAGTTTGATCTGTGTACCACCAGGCTCAGGTCCAGGTGCAGCAGTGATAGGATGAGCCGCTCTTGCAGCTAGTGCAATAACACGGAATACTTTCTTATCATATGCTTCAGCCAGAGCGTGACCGATCTTGGCAGAGATTTCAGATCTCAAAGAGTAGTGAGCCAGAGTTTCATCTAAATCATATACGAATGCAGAGCTGATTAGAAGGTCATCACATTGGATGGTCTTCTCAGCTACTGGAGGATCGCCTGAACCTAGGATTGGCTCACCTGGAGTATGGTAAGCAGCTTGCATACGTCCCGTGAAGATGAACTGCAATGATTTGCCGTTCTTAAGGGTACGTCTTTGCACGGTATCACGTGCGATGGTTGCTGAC